TTGTGATCAGCACCGTCGAGGGAACCTGAACTATTATAGAGGGCCACAATAGCGCCATAAATATTACTACTCCCAATGTTGGCCGCGACATGGCGGTCAAATGTTTCGCCTAAAAAGTAGCCATTGTTGTTGGCGCTAGCTACAATATCACTGTTTGTAAGCTGGGGGTTTGTGTTAAAAACTTTGCGAATATACTTGGAGCTGTTAATATCAAAATTGAAGGACGCAGTAACAGTCTTGCCGCCCACTATCTCTTCTTCGATAATGGCTTGAAACTGGCGATTGCCGGTACTTTTAACCACCACATTAGCCCCATTTACAGTTTGGGCCGAGACCCCCTCGACCGACTTATCGTAGCTTGACGGCAGTACTACACCCCGTAAACGAATGGTCGTGTTGGCACTATTCACATAGAAAATAGCGGCCAAGGCGCCCGTCAAGGGCACAGAGTGTGGTTCTACCGCAGATGCGGTCTTTACGACGGAGCCTGAATTAAACAGAAACAAACCGTATGCACCATTGGCGTTGCTGTTGCTGTATGCAAAATCAGTGCCGCCCCAGCCGGCAGTGCCCGCATCACTAGCATCGTTATTGGGGGCCGCGCCGCCCATCAGGCGAACAAAAGTTAAAGGAGAACTATTCCGCAGATAGGCCTGGGAACCATACATAGCATATGTGGGACCAGATTTATTGCCGGCGCGCCAATCGCTATCACCGTTACCCGGAATGGGTGTGCCGAAAACACTGACAAATTCTGAAAAAGAGTCAACGGTGACGGGGCGGAGCCCTGGGCCTTTTTGGGCACGACCGATGAGGACGGGCCCTATGCCAGCTGGAGAAGCTGGAACCTGGGAATTATCAATTTCATTGACAAATATACCAGGGGAAACAAACTTATAATTTTTAATTGACATGCGGGACATTCTCCTGTTAAACGAGCATTCTTAATAAGTAGTGTAAAATCTGGTCAAGAGTACTATTCTCTATATTTTCCATCCTTAATGTTATCAGGTATATCACCCATAATTACATGCTCTCTGGGAATGGCAACTTCGACCGCGTTTTGACGCTTAATAATCTTGGGCTTTTCACGGTTCGGGCCCTCTCCCATAAGGTACCCCAAAACCTCAATACTGATGTCAGTTTCGAAGTTTCTACGATCCATGCCCATATCTTGAGCATTTGAGTTATCAGTAAAGCCCCCATCGATAAACATCTCATAAAAATGTCCCTCATTTTCTAGGCGACGCGGAGTCCTCGAATTGCCAGGAATAGTAACAAAAGGAGTAAGTAAATCGTTCATCTGTTGCTGATACTCCGTCCGGAGCGCCACCGAATATGTGACCTTTACCCAAGTGGGGATGGGCATCGTAATGGTCTCATAAACAGTTTTACTAATCGATTGGGCCCGGGCCGGGGCATTTAAGCCCTTCCCTTTAACACGATCGCCCCCGCCATAGGTGCGCTTAACAGTGGCATTTTGAAACTTTGACGTTTTATCTTGATTAAGGCGGCGCGCCACCGTGATGGTTCCTCCGCGTGGATCGTCTATAGGATAAAGGTTGGCATAAACACTGCCTCTGAAGTCTTGTTCCTTTGTGAGAGATGTGCGAGCCAGTGTGATCATCGGAAGGATGAGAGTGTGCTCCTTGTCCCGTAAATCCTGATTGCCTTTAATTTGGAATGAGCGCTCTGTGGAGGACCAAATAACAGGCACCTGTTTAAAACCCGCATTGGTGGTTGTAAAAAGATCCAAACGTTCATTAAGAAATTTAAGCAGCGCTGCGTCGATGGTTTCTATTGTTGAAGGCATAAACTCTATTTCTTGAAGGTTCCCTTCAACTCTTTCATTCCCCACAGGGGCCCATCTTAAAGCAAACTTATCCTTTTGAATCTGTTTTTGTGTTCTTTTACTGCCTGACACGGAAATTCCCCTCTCTGGCCTTAACACACTCGGCAGTTATTTGAAACTTATGTTCAACTTGGCCAAAATAGTATCGAGTGTCATCATATGTACGCACCAATTCATAAAACTCATCACCATACTGAACAAAGTCCCCTACTCGGACATATAGATCTTGATCTGCAGTCAATCTTTTGTTGTGAAAATGCACAGTTAGCTTGGTGGTATACTCATAACCATAGCGATCGTTGGTTTGCTCATTCTCCACGACAACGTATGCATATACCCGTACGGGGGGATACGTAACCTTATTGATAGCCTCCCCATACACCGGATGAAAATTGGAATGCTCGATGCTCACGGGATAATAAGCAACCGTCTGGCCAACTACTCGCTCGGTTAACTCATCATTAACCTGCTTAACAAGATCGCGCTCCTTCTGCCCAAAAAACATAGGAGGCGGTGGCGCCTTGGGGGCTGACCATTTATTTTTAGGGTTGTCGGCCATCTATTTACCCCACAAAAATCCCAGCAGGAATGTCGGCCAATAGTTTCTCCGCGCTGTCGCTGGCCGTCGAATCCTTTTCAATCAAGGTTTGATAGGTCAATTCATCAAGAGTTACTTTAAGTTCCTCGCGTAAAGCATCCTGCTCAGCCTTGGCTTGGCTCAAAAGATCCGCAAAATTCAATGTAACACTCTCACCGGGAATCGGAATGGTACTAAACTTGCCACGGATTTGGCCAAGCATCTCTTTTGTAAGCGCCAAGGCAAATCTACGAATCCATTGCTTACCAATTGAATTAATCTTATTATAAGGAAGATTATTAAACGGCAGCTGATTCATATTATTAATTCCCTTAACCCCTGTTCTTTGGTCGGTGGAATCATCCGCCCATGGCGTTGTCTCCGCTACCGTAAATTGTACCCAGAACTTCTCTGGAGAAGACGAATCAGGGTAAGGATATATTCTTAATTTATTATTTTTTATCTCGTAGGAATAATGTGAGATCCGTACATTTAAAGCGTCTTCGTATGCCATAGCTTGAAGTTTATTCTGCCACACGGGTACAATATCAAATGTGGAATCATCTGCATATTGGCCATATGTTCTCAGGTTTCCAACCACGGAGAACCCTCCATAATACCCATAGAATCTCCACATGGCCCGAGGGGTTCGGTAGAATACTTTGCGAATTATAATTCGTTCACTACCCACCTTACCATAATATGCCTTACTTGTGTCGGTAGCAGCAGAAGAAGAGATATGAGCCTGCAAATCATAATCTTGTTGCCCTGCTTTGCGGTCGACCGATGCAGAGTAAATGGGAAGCGTTCCCCCGAGGCCTGTCTCGGTAATTGCTCGATCGGCCATTTTATTCATATATCCATAATTGTATTTGGGATATCGTAACTCTATATCGGATCCGGAGAGTGCATCACCACCCACTATTTGGCCATCATTGCCAAACGAAGCTGTGTTGGCCCCCAGGAGACTGGAAAGTGAGTTCTTACTTTGGTGAATATTAACTATATAAGAGTATTCAAGGACTGCCTCCTCATAGGCAGAATAAACATTCCCTTCTGCCAACTCAATGTCAAGAACATCTCCACCTAATTTTTTATATGTGTATGCTACCTGATTGAGTGCGCCGGTCAGAAAGGCGGCACTTCCATACATTCCAAAGGGTAAGGTTGCCTCAACACTCCCGGCGGTTCCGGTTACAGGCAAAATATTTGTATTCGTTGATGAAGTTGGATTTAATTTCGGGATTGCCATCTGTAGTTCCTCTTTAGGTCATTACTAAATAGAAAGCCCCGCCTCAAAAGAGACGGGGCTTTCATTAATTTGACCTTACGTCAGCTATGATTAAACTAGGTCGCGAACGACAACCAGTCCATACATATCTGGACGAACCATCTTCTTGGCATATCGGGTCATCACGCCTTTGCGGGGCACGAAGTCTTCAACACCGAAGATAGTCGGAGTGGTCTGTAGCGGCACATAAGGTGCGTATACATATCCACTCTCAAGGAAGCTACTTCCACGTCGACCCACAAGGATCAAATTACGTACGAAGTAAGGATCGACCATAATGTCGAACTTCTTAGAGAGCGAACCAACTTTGACAGCACCCGCGTCGCCGCGATCACTATCAGCAGTCACATTAGCACGGAAACCAGCCGTGAACTCAAGGACGTTGGCAACTTCAGGTCCGCAGACGACGAAGTTGGCAGCACCACGGAGAGTCTTCCGGTGGATCTGTGCAGAGACATCATTGATGGTCTCAATGAGAGTCTCATACCATTCGCTCACGTTACCAGTGAAATCGGGGGTGACGGTGCTAGCACCAATTTCACCACCAGTCTCACGGTTCAGGAAGCGACCGGGAGCGCGGGACCAGTAACGAGTACCGGCAGTTGCGCCACGGACGAGATCGGTAAGGATCTCCTGATCAATCTCAAGAGCGATCTGCTCAGAAAGAATCTGAGTAAGCTCGACTTCAGCGTCCAGGTTGTGATAGGCATTAAGATCCTGTCCCAACTCCGGGGTCCACTTGGCCTTGAGCTTCTTGGTAACCGCTGTGACAGCCACCGAATCGATCTTGATGTCGATCTCGGGGATTCTCTCGTTTCCTTCGAGTCCCCACGGGTTTGTCGCAGCAACGGAACCAACTGAACCACCAGCAACGAAACGATCCTTGATAGGATAGTTCAAAGTCTTACACGACAATATTGAAGCGGAAGCATTAGCAATACTAGAACCAGTAGCAACCAACAAAATATTGGCGCTATAGTCCCTGGATACCGTGCCCTGAGATGCCTTCACATCCCTACGGGTCAAGCGACGGATCTGACGACCAGTGGTCAAAGACCCAGAAGTAGCACTCAGCATTAGCACACCAATAAAGTCATCACCATTAATCACATCTACTTCACTTGTCAAAACACTAGCGGAAATAGTTGCAACCGCAATGAAGGATCCAGACAAGTCCGGATCAAACTCGATCAGAGCATCACCTTCGCCGGCGCCTCGGCCGGCTAGAGAACCAATGGTACCGCCGGTATCGGCCCACACACCTTTGTTGGTACGCGTAGCGAAAATAACGGCGCTGGTCTCCGTGCTGCCACCGAAGGCTATGGCCGTTGATCCTGTCGGTGAGGCATAGCCGTTGTTCAGAGAATACGGACCAGCTTCAGCAAAGTTCTTATCTAGCTGAACACCGCCAGTGATCTGGCTAGCAACGCGGCCGCCACCATACAGTGACGAACTCGCCTCGTAACCAAGACGGAAGGCCATGTCGGCATCATTACCAAACTTACCCGAGACTGTGAAGTCCAGG